GTAAGTCTCAATGGTCATCTCTAGGTACTTCTGACGCTCGAACACCTGTTGAACCGACATGTGCTCGCCCTGATGCACGGTCATCGCCCGCTTCAACGCAAAGTCTCTCAGTAATCTGTCGATCACCTTACTTCTAGTCCCCTTCGAGATACTTGCGTACCCCTCATATCCAATCTCACTCAGGCTCACCGACACTACGGGCATGAGCCGACGACCCTATATCTTCCTATTAATGTTACTATGGACTCTTTTTTCAGGAGCGCAGTCCTTCATTCACATTCAATTCTACGAGCAACGCTGTAGTGCGCACTGGCACCCTCGCCTGCATCGCAGGCAGGGGACTGCCCTTATGCGTTGCGTACAACGAGACACGTAAGGGGATAGTGAACTATTTACACCGACCACGCATCAGAGGAGATATGGCAACAAGCAAGACCAGTAGTTTCTGGCTGACTGAGGAAGTACAATTTGGAGCAAACACAGTTGTGCAAGGGACATTAGATCTCGGAGCATACGTCGATGTCGGTGACCAGCAGGCACTTTCGGTGGAATCTGTCGATTTCATCACTCAAATCTATGATACTGTTACAGATACATATCACAATTCCTTTATTGGGACGTTGGCAGCCAATGACCAAGTAGAGATTGACTTCCAACTTTCCGATCTAAACCCCGGCACCGCCTTGGTGAGTGCTGATGAGAACTCCCTAATCGCATCAGGTCACCTTCTGTATGATGAAGCAACTAATACTCAGTCTACGGGTTCTGATTATTTCCCGGATTCGTTTGGGAAACTATCGGAATCGAGATTCGTAGTTAATGATCAGATGTACTTTGTAGCTGGCTCAGCCGGTACGATTACCCTAGCCGCCAACCATGTCTTCCAAGTTTGCGTACGTGCCAAGTGCCGAATAGTCAAACTATCGACTCGCGATTGGATGGCAATCGCCATTCAGAGTACGGCTGCAGATAATTGAGGGGCTACAATGCCTCGATACTGTCCAAGATGTGGGGAAGCCCTACACTCCGACGAGTCTACTACTAAGGGCGAGCCTCGGAAGACAGCCCGTAGAGCATACGAACCGGCTAAGAAGAAGCGCAAAGCATCTGCATACAACAAGAAGTATGCAAAGGCGTACAAGGCACTGAAGAAGAAGCACCCAAGGACATCGTTCGCAGCCCTCGCCAAGAAGGCTCATGCAAAAGCAAAGAGGATGAAGTGAATGGCTGAAACATCTACCCGCCTATTGCGGAAGTTGATTCCGGGTTTGAATGCGGCGACCGTAGAGGGAAAATTAGCGTTACAGGGGGAGGGATGGGTCGATGTAACACCCCCGACACTCTTTGGAATGGCTGTATGGCGAGGTTACTTTGATGTCAGTGGGCTTTCAAATGAGGGGAACACTATGTTCAATTTGGGTGGGCAATTCCAAGAACCCGATCTCCCCTTGGTAACTACTGATATCCCAACCTCAAAATTGACCATATGGGATATTATTTCAACTGAGAAGATTAGAGATGAAGCATTTGATGGCGCACTCACTCCATGGACACCCCCCGGACTAACATCCGGGCTCAATGACCCTTCAATGAGCTATGACCTCGAACAAATATGGTACGGCAATTGTAAGACATACACCAAAGACACCAGTATGCAGTTCGGACTTGTACAAATTAGAAGCACGCATTGGGGTTGTGGAAGAGCGACAGCAGGCGACAAGATCCATATAACTAGAGTGATTATATTTGACCCCCTCCTTTATCTTTCGGAAATGCAATTTAGTAGTGGTGGCGCAGCAGTTGTTTTGCCTATTGCCATTGACAAAGAACCCGATCTAGTTAGACTTGAGAGGATGAGGCGCTCGTATGTATTGGCGGAAAATAGAGGATGACGAGTTCTATTGGAACTACCTTGAGAAGACCTTCTCTCCCAATATATCAAAAAACATAAAGCGACTTCAAAAGAAACTCTCGAAGTCTTCGAAGAGAGTTCAACACTACAAGTTCTCCGCTTATCCTGAAGGTGGCGCTATCGAGAGAGGGGAGCACCCTCATGAGGGATTCATCAGAGCGATGAAAGAATACGCATTCGTAGCTCTATTAGATCCAACCAATATCCCGGAGGCTAGAGTTTGGTCTCTAGCATTGGGAGTGGGTTACGGGGCAGGCATGGGAGTTACTTTGGCTAAAGGTCTAATCCTCGGCCCACCAATTCTTGCTCTCATAGATCCACAACATCGATGGGAGGGGGGTCTTGATGAGACAATAGCATATCAAGCAGCGGAGGCTAATGTCATTGGTACTCTTAGAGGTACTCTTGATTGGTACGCCTCACAACTGTAATCAGTCCTGAATAGGTAGGTGTGAAGCCCAATGACGAAGGAAGATTCCCTTCCAATTCGTATAGTACGCACATAGAGGACAGCAGTAGATCATTCATTCATCCCCCGGCACTTCACCATCTCGTAGACGCTGCTTGAATAACAAGTAGCATGGTTGACAGAGCCCCGAGGGATGCCAAGACATCGGATACTTTGAGTCACACTCAATGCATTCCTCATTCTCAGTGGGAGGATGTCGCTCTTCGAGCATCGCGACCCAGCAGTAGTAAATCTTCGACATCACATAGTCAATGTGCTTACGATCCCAACCCTGATTCAAACTGGCTGGGGGAACATCAGCCCAATGGTCGTTGAGAATGCACTTCATCAGAGTGAAGATTCCCTCCTCCTTGGTTCTGCCGAGGTGAGTAAATCGGAGATTGCCACCTTCGGGACCGCCTAGGTTTTCCTCACCCATCTTCGACCAGCGATCGTGTCTCATTCTTTCAACTCCTTCTTGAGCTCAGCAATCTGCTTGCCGTAAGTCTCAATGGTCATCTCTAGGTACTTCTGACGCTCGAACACCTGTTGAACCGACATGTGCTCGCCCTGATGCACGGTCATCGCCCGCTTCAACGCAAAGTCTCTCAGTAATCTGTCGATCACCTTACTTCTAGTCCCCTT